GTCGCGATCCCAGGCTAGCAACGTGGCTCCGAATGGATGGTCAAGTCCGAAGTCCAATCCCCAAATCAAGGCCCATACTCGCGGAACAACGAAGTCTTCCACCGTGATCGATGCTTCGCTGATCTGAAAGACCTTTCCGCTGCCGAGCATTGGGACACCGCGGGCTCGCGCCTCGCGTTCGTGTTCGGGGAAGCCGGCAATGATCTTGGCGCGATCCTCTGCCGGGATATGCAACGCATCGTCGATTGTCATTGTGACTACGCCGCGGTCCTGCGACTTCTCGTCGATGAAGCGGGTAACGACGTTGGACATACCTTCCAATGGCGTGAAGGTGATGAAGACCATTCCGCCTGTCGCTGTGATGCGGGCGAGACCTTCGGTATAGATGTCAAGCGGCGGCTCTTCGTCGTACCAAAGCCAATCAAGGGTGTCGCCCTGCCATTTGGTTCGGCCGCGCTCGTATGACTTGAACTTCATTTCGGACCAGCCATCCTCTTTGCTGTCAGGTCCGAAGTGCTTGACGAGAACCGTGTCGTATAGGTCGCTGACGCCGCGGGCTAGTGTCATCTTCTCTCGGTCGAGACATTTCTTCGGGATCAACCCCGTGCCAATGCCGTTGGCAACTGTGCCCAATAGAATGCGCTGTGGATTATCGCGCGTGCTCTCGCCAGTGACGCCGGCAACCCATCCGCGCGTCGGCCGCTCCCAACGCCGGCCCAACCACCATTCGGGATAGAGCCCCGTAAGGTGATAGGACACCTCAGCGCCGCCGCAGAAGGTCTTGCCGTTCTGGTTGCCCGCCATCAGCAGCCGCTCGCGCAGCGACATTCCGGCGTCGTGGAACTCTTGCTGCTTTGGGTATGGTGTGTAGAAGTCGATGGCGCATTCCTTCTTGCGCCGCTCGATCTCGCGAAGCTGTTTCTCGATTACGATTAGTTCGTCGCGCGACGGTGTTGTAGTCATTTGTCGTACTGCCCAACCTTGGCGTTGTGCTCCGTCACTTCGCGCGCAGCCATGTTTAAGTCGTGAACCAAAGCGCATGCCTCCTTGCGCGTCAGTGTTATTTCCTGTGTAAATGTCGGTTCTGCCGTCACATATCCCCGCATCAACAACGGAACATGCGCACGGATGGCTAGGCGACCATTGGTATTGTGTTCGATGATACTCATTGTTGCTCTCCTAGGATATCGGACAAGTCGTCCACTTCGGTATATTCAGCATCTACCACATCGGGCACAACCATGGTGCGAGCGTGCGAGCCCAGCAACGTTGCCGGGTCCAGGCCGTTGCGCTTCGCCATCAGCACTATCGCCTCTTCGATCTCGCGTGTGGTTCGTCTGTCGTCTTCCACGATCACCCGGTGTTGCGTCTCGACAAGCAGGCCGGCGCGGTTGAGCAATTCCACCGACGCCTTGAAGCGGTCCTTGTGCTGCGCGTTGCCGGCTATCTCGATCAGCGCCGACGCCGCCAGGATCGCACCCGCCCGAAGGCGTCGGTCTGCTTCCTCCTTGATCGCCGCCTGAATTTTCGGGTGTCGCGATAGGCGGTGCCCGGCATTCCAGCGCGTCCCCTCGGTGTTGCCGTAGCCGGCGATACCGGCGGCCAAGCTGTTGTCTCGGGCGCCGCTTTCCAGCAACGCAACAACGAACGCCCGTTGCGGGGGCGTGATCGCCAACATCGCCGGCCCAAGGAATTCTTCGTCGGGAACCGCTATCCCGGGTGGCCGTGCTGCCTCTTGTGAACCGCGTGCCATGTCATCCTCTTGTGTATAAGCCGACTTATATGGTTCGAACATGAAAATGTCAAGCCGGGTCTTAGAATGGTTAACATCGATCCCCAGGAGTTCCGCGAAAAAGTGTTGTGGGCCGCTTTTCTGTCGGAGATTGGCAGAGGAAACCCCACCCGGCACCCCACCCCGGTCTTTTCGTGCGCAACATTATTACGCGAGCGCAACTATATTGCGTTACAAGCGTAAGACATGCACCCCAGGCGCACGATAGTTGCCCAGCGCACGATTGTTGCGCGCAATAAACGTGCGGATACTGTGTGGCGCACAGTACAGCTAATATTCTTGCGTGCTTTAGATTGCCCCCAATCAGAGACAATCCAAGGAGGCGACAGACAATGCGCAATAATGTTGCGCAGTGGTAGGATGGACGAGAGCGCACGGCCCTATAACATGCATGTTATAAAAATGCGGTGTTTTGATAACGCACGCATGATCGTTACGAGAGCACCACCTTGCGACGTGTTGTCATAAGGGCCAAGTAAAGCGAAGATAGTTAGGTTTGACAAACTACCCAAACAAGGCTACACAGAATAGCTAGGATAGATTAAATAGGATATCTAGTATCCTATTATATCATATATCCGTGCATATCTGCGTAACGCCTACACATAATAGGAGAGATAATGATGCTTATTGATGAGGTACTAAAGAGATGTAATGCGCCGGGGGCATACAAAGACAGCAGCGTAGCCATCGACCTTGCCCGCCTTGTGAAAGTGCGCTTGGAAGAGTTGCCGCCGGGCACGACAGAAGGCACAGGCTCCTTGATCAACCGCTTGATGCCGACACACACAGAGGGCCAGTACAATGCCCTGGTAAGCGCCCTAGCCCTCGTGCGACGTGTCCCTACAGCCGCGAAGCTTTGGGAATACACCGGTAAGAAAACGCGCTTCGGCAAGCCTGCATTGCGCTGGATCGCCCAATCAACCACCAAGGCGGTGCCAGAGAGCACACGCAATCCCGATGCATGGCGGGGCCAGCCGTGGGCAGCCCAGCTAAGCCCGGAGGCCCTTGCACGAGCCGAGGCCGTGGTGGCAGAGGATTGGTGGAACGATGCGCGGGACAATTTCGAGCGTCAGGCTGCTGCGTTCATATCCACCTCAGACAGCGACGAGCTTGACGACATTCTTGGCCCAACGCCCCAGGATGGCACAGGCGAAGTCTCACAACGGGACAGTGGGGCGGAAACCGTGCCAGACAGGGACAGAACGATTTAACCATTGGTACCGAAAAGCCTTGTGATGCACGGGCAAATCGTTAAACCGATAGCTGGCACGTTCTCTGCAATGCCCTTGGGCTGACAACACCTACCGAGTAGGACACGCCATGACAAATACCGTTTCCCCATATCTCACATTGCCGCTTCGCACCCTTGATGCGGCTCGGATAGACCGGGCCATGACACGGATACGCGAGGCAGTTGCCGCGAGTGCGGCCGCACGCAAGGCTGCGTGACATGAGCAAGCTGACGGCCCTTATCCTGGCAGCCGCACTCGCGGCGCAAATCTTCATTCCAGCATGTGAAAGGTTCTGGCAATGAGCAAGATCGAATATCGTGAACCGGCACAGTCGCAGCACGAGTTGCGCGCCCGCACCGATGCATGGCGGCAGCTTGCCGAAATACACCGCATCCCTTGGTATGAGACCGACACGACATTAGGGGTGCTTACTGTGGTGTTTGCTGTCGCCCTGACTTTGGCCATCTGCATCCGCTGGTAAGCCTATGGGCATCTTCGGGCGCCCATACACGTACCAACGGCAAAGGAGATTGCCATCATGTTCAAGTTCCAACGCATTCCCTCAAAGGCCCACAAAGGTGGCTATCGTTTGTCCATTGGCGGACAGCGGCAGATATTGGTGCTTAAAAACGACGCGGCCAAGGCCGGCTATTTCATCTTGCTGGATGACGGCAAGAAGAATGTTTGCGACTATGTGTGCGAGACACGTACCCTGCTACAGGCATTCCACGCCGGGCGCCTGATCGCGACGGGCCTGACGGCATAGGTTGACCAAGGCAAGAGCATCGGCCAGAGTGGTGCTCTTGAATGGATCAACGGCAACGGAGTTGCACCAATGGCACGACTAAATCAAATCAGACTGGGGCTCGCCTCACGCAACATGACGCATGGGGTGCAATACCACCGTGAAACTCTCGACGGAAAATCTCGCCATTGGGAATGTATTGCGCTATTCGACGTCCAGCACGCCGCGGATGATTATTGCGCCCGGTGTGTGGACAATTCCTATGGCGACAGCAAGGCGCGGTATCGCGTCGTTAAACTCACATAGGAGCGGTCAATGACTAAGAGATTGTGGCGTGTGACGCTATACAATCAAGCTGCCCTATGCAGTTACAGTGCATATGGTCCATCACGTCCGACAGCGTTCATGACCGCCATTGCCAGGACAGGAGAACCATTCCTGCGCGAGGGAGCCGACAAGCTTACTACGTTCCGTACGTTGTTTGCCGAGGCATACCGGAGAAATAGACACGCGCCGCATTGCCATCTCAGTCACCCCAACGGGGCGGCTATCGAATGGCGCTTGATCAAGAAGGAATAGACCAATGGCTAAAAAGATTTGCATTAGAGTTGAATTGCCTGGGCAATGCCCGGTGACGCTGTATCAGCACGGGAAAGCTAATTTCAGTGTTGTGTATGGCATGCAAACCCGTTCTGGTTTGAACTACGGAGACGCCGCACAAGAGCTTGGCGAAGCCATCATGCATGCGGCAGCATGTGCCGGAAAATTGGACAACAGCTAAAGGAGAAAGCCAAATGATTGGCCTTACATACAAAGAACTATTGGCTTTGAAGCCATGTGCGCCACGCCGCAAGGCTGTTGCAGCATTATTAGGCGGTTCGGGCAAATGGAATGGGCACAAAATCACTGCGGCGCAAGCGGTGGCGGCCGGGGTGCCTTTGTCCGATCTTATTTGGACGGCATCGGCTTTGGCGCATAACGACAAAGATGTAGAACGTCGTTTGCGTCTCTGGCTGGCTGACATTGCCGAGCACGTGCTGCCGATTTTTGAAAAGCAATATCCGGCCGATGGTCGTCCACGCAAAGCAATTGCAGTGGCACGTGCGTTTGCTCGTGGTGAAATATCAAATGCCGCCAGGGCCGCCGCCAGGGACGCCGCCTGGGCCGCCGCCGCCAGGGCCGCCGCCGGGGACGCCGCCGGGGACGCCGCCAGGGCCGCCGCCAGGGCCGCCGCCAGGGACGCCGCCAGGGACGCCGCCTGGGCCGCCGCCTGGGCCGCCGCCTGGGACGCCGCCT